AGAAACATCAAAAACCGAAAGTACTATTATATAAACCTCAGATCTCGAGAACTTAAATTTATATAAACCTAAAGTAGCTGCACTAGTTATATCTTTAATGAATCTAGTACCAGGACGTTTACAAAATCCGCCAGACTTATAAGGAAGGAAATTCCTCATTTCTAATAAACCGTTGGCATATTCTTTGAGGTCGAAACGACCACGTAACTTCGGACTTAATTCTCCCGAACTACAATTATTTTGTGAGGTGGTAAATTTAGCCACTATAACCTCGCATCTAAGAATGTATCTATCTCATAATCCTCTGGTTTAGTGCTTTGTGAATCTAAACATCTAGCGTCTGAGATATACCTATCAGCCTCTATTAATAAACTCTCTTTTTGAGTAGTATTATTGTTTAAAGAATACGCTGCATATGCCGCTAAAGTCAAATAATAAGCCTTATTAAAGTTAGGAGTAAAGATAGATTCGTCCTCTTCATCTACTATATAAATAAGGTTCAATTCTGCTTCATCTGATAACATATACCTACCTTCTGTTTCAAAGGTATAGCCATAATATTCTCTAACGAAACTAAGATAATCAGTAGGTAAGGCATATCGGTAAGTATACTGGAATACTGGGGCTGTTGGAGTTAAGGTAAAAGTACCCGACCCAGCTGTAGTAATATCCACATATGTTACCCCAGCAATAGCGAGTGTCCAGGTTGTGGCTAGTTTGATCTCGTATGCATCAACCCTAATAACATAATAAGTAGTCCCATCAACTAATCCTGCTGGAACTGTACCAGCAACTAGTGCAAAAACTACTTCATCCCCAGTCTGGTAACTATGTGCATCAGTCCCCCAATCTATTTCATCTGAGGTAGGGATAACTTGTTCTGCTGTGACCGCAGTAGTTCTGCCGCCAAGCTTCACTCTTTTGCGAGCAAATGTCCATTTACCTAGCTCTAAAACTTCCTTACGGATAGGGGACATAAGGTCATTCATCAGAATAGCACGTTTAGTATTATCTGATAACGCATCAATTTTCTCAGCACCTACAAGATGTAGTGCCATATTAGCAAGTTCTAATTCAGTCATAATAAACCCTTATTTAAAGGGCCTAGTTTCCTAGACCCTAAAGAAGAAAGATGTATCAATCATTGACATATTGCACGACGATCGTAAGAACGGCGTCTAACACATTGTCATCCATGACAGCTGTGAATGTAACTGAAAGTTGAGTCTCTTCGGCGAATCTTTTAAAAACACCTGGTTGTCCTGCTGTTAAAGTACCTAGTACCGCTTGTCCACCACCATCTTGTGTGGTCATGAAACCATCAGCATCAGCTGCGTCAACTTCGTCCCCGTTAGCATCAGTATTTCCCAACCAACCTACGGTATACGTACCAGTTGCCCCGAAGCTTTTATTAGTACTAACTGAAACCCCAACAACAATAGAGTCTGCAGGAATCTTAGGTCCGTAAACAACATCACCGGAATCTAGTCCAGCAGTACCAGCTGCGTCAACTAGAGTAATTCTGTCGATAACAGTTCTGACTTTACCAGTCTGCTCCCCTTTAGGAAATTTAGTTTCTGGAACAGTTCTCTCAGCACCAGTATGGTTATCCATGTAATATGTAGTCATTATAAACTCCTATTATTTAATTATTATTGCACCTCGTAGCATAAAACTTCTACTACTTGGTTTTCTTCCATTCGTACTGCACCAACATTTACAGATCCATATACTTGCATACTGTAATGAAGTTTAGGCATTTCTGTTATTTTACCTTTTACTTCGCTACCGATTGAACAAATCACAGATTTCTTGTTAGTAAAAGCAAAACATCTACGTGTGGTAGCTGCTGTTGCTGTACCTGTACCAGAACCAACTACTCCGGTTACTGCATTATAAGAAACATCTTCCGATAAGAAAGGTAGCAATTCAGTTCTTACAAAAAGGAATCCCATGAATCGTCCAACTTCGCCATCAACTAGAGCTTTAATAGCCGCATAGTCAGAGTTAGTTGTTTGGGTAGTTCCTAGAAGATTGTCAGCTTGCTCAGCTGCGAAAGCAAAAACTACATCTTCATTATCTGCAATAGCTTCATTCTTCTTAAACTTCTTTCTTACTGCCCGCAATACTGGAACATTAAGCCCAACACCAGTAGTAGTAGTGCCGTCAAAGCAAGCTACTTTGTTAGCATTTGCTAGAGTATAAGAGGATGCTCCACTTCTGCCGCCGTATGCTGTACCAAGAGCACCTGCAATGATAACTTCATCAATAGATCTACCAAGGGCAGAAGCTATCGAAACAGCATATTCATTTTCGATGTTCATAACTGTCTTTAATTTGTCATCTTCATCTACCAAGTCTGAATCAAAATAAGTTTGAGTTGACACTCTACGTCTTGTGTGTGGTGTGTCTTGATAGGTTACTTCGGAATGCCGGCCTGTCTTTAATCTTGCCGTTTTCTTCCCGATGATATCATAATTTTTTGTTTCGGCATCTTGAACTTCTTGCCGACAATATGCTCTTAACCGTGAATTTTTTTGTTGTGCCAGATGCATAACATTCGCAGAGAACATATCAACCATTGCTGTGGTGATTTGTACGCTCATATTAATCTCCTAATAAGTTAGTAATAAAAAATTTTTAGTTTCTGGCGAATGATTTTCCCGAGGGGTCTTTCTAGAATAAACTTTGAAAGGGTCAGAATTGATTATCCTAATTTATTCTTATGTTTAGGATAATCAATTCTAATGTGCAATGCAAGTATTATTTTCTATGTTTTGCTCTAAGTTCGTATAATTTCATCATATCAGCAGAAGCATGTTTATGCTCTGCGTGATTCGCATTATGGTACGCATGGCTAGAATCCCCCATTATTGCTGCTATTTGTCTCTCTACATCGTTAGGTGTCATTGAGGTATTGCCCTCCCCTCCGAATGTTCCTTCCTTGAATAATTTTGCTCCTATAGTTCCTAGAATTTTTAAAACCACTGGATTGTCTCCGACCGCTGGATCTTCAAAAGCTGCCATAAGTTGCTCATCTTCACTAAAGTATTCCGCTATAACTTCTTTAGCTGCAACCACTCTAGAGTCATACGCTCCGCCCCACTCCTTTTTTAAGGCAGTGAAACTCTCTTCCTGTATTCTTTGTAACTCAGCAGTTTCCGATTCTGTATCTACCCCTACTCTATCAGAAAGGAATCCGTGTAGTTTTGCTGCTATAGCTGGGGATAGTCTATTTTCGTGTGCAAAATTACGTATCCCTTCTATAAACTCTCCATCAAGCGAACTTTTCTCTGCATCAACTTCCACCTTGTAATTCTCTATTACTGGGTCATATCCATTCAGCTTGCTGTAAAATTCGTCAATCTCTTCCTTACTAGATTTATCAGTAGGTAAAACAATTTTTTCCTTGCCAAATTGTTTTTTACCATGTACGTAACTTTTCATTACATTGTTATATGAAATGTTTCCTTCCTGATCTACGAATGGTTTTAAGCTAGGATCATTCTTTAACCCTTCCTCAAATCCCTCAGGCCATTTAACTTCTAAATCACCATAGATAGAGTTAACTCCCTCTGGTAAAACTGGGTCTATCACTGGTGCTACATCTGGGTCTACCACTGGTGCTACATCTGGGTTTAAAATTGTTTCCATTAAAAATCCTCCTGGTCATTATTGTTTACTTCTTTCTCCGCTAACTTTAGTAATTTATCGAAATCTGTTTCTATAGTAGTTACGATCCTTACAAATACGGATCTCTCCCCCTCATTAAATGCAGTTTCATAGGGATCTCTCCCCATAGCACTAGAAAGAAAACCACAGGATTTAGATAAATCCTCTAGAACCATCATCCCATCATCTGTTGAAAATAATCTTTGATAGGCGGAGATCACCGCCATTTTCTTTTTTTGTATAGTATCCAAAATACACCTTCCTTCAAAAAGTTATTTCTTCTTGCCTACGCTTTTCTTTTTTGCTTTTGTAACTCCCTCCAATGATTTTTCCTGAGTCTTTATATTTACATTATAGGCTTTCCTAACACTTTCATTCTCCACGCTTTTCTTACTACGCTCTAAATTTTTTTTGGTCTCGCTTGCTGCTTTAGTTTCTCGACTACGATCTAAAAACATCTGAGCTACCTTTTTAGTCTCTTGGGAGAGATCTTTATCGCTAATCATTTTCCTATAATCTTCATTGGTTAAATGAATTGGATCTTTCTTAGTATCCTTTGGCATCTTTGCAAAGTTAGATTTCTTATTAGATGATTTAATCTTAGGACTATCGGGGCCCTCTTTGCCTACTTTAATCTTAGGCGTTTTACGATTCTTAAATTTCACATTCGGCGTTTTGTACCCAACGCTTTTTTTCTTTGCCATAATTACTCCTTGGCAGCTGGTGCCATCTTATTTATTGATTCTGCTTCGTGAGTCTGATCTTCTTGCTGCTCCATTTTCTGTTGGGCTTCTGCTCTAGCTTTTCTAATTTCTTCCACTTCTTTACCACTCCTTAGCGAAGTAGTTGGTGCCCCGAATATTTCCCAATTATATTTTAATAACTTATCCCCGTCAATAAGATCTAGAACTTCTGGCTGTGCTTGAATTATTACAGATGTTGATTCAATAGCTCTCACGATATTCTCAGCCTCACTAGTAATTTGTGCCTTAGCTATTGCAGAAGTGTATTTTATTTTTAACTTCCCACCTTTTAAATCCCCTAATTCTTCTGGGATTGGTGGTAATAAGCCCTTGTCCAACATCAGACCAAACAGTCTATCTATAATTGGTTTCAATAATTCTCTATGCAATCGACCCAAAATAGGACCTAATGTTCTCAGTTGCTCATCTCTTCTCTGAATAACTTCCGTAGCTGTCATCCTATCAGCAACTATCATTCTAAGTTGGTCGATATAGAAATGTTGCTTGATATCTCCCTTAGAACTATCCATTATCTCTAGCCCGATACCTGGATCTGCCCCAGTAAATATAGGCCTAGTTTCCATCTTAGTTGTAGCTCTACGATAATTAACACCAAAGGGCTTTAGATTTAAAGGTCTTAGGAATCCATTATCTGG